AGTCGCCTGTGCAGGTTTCAACTGTCGGTGTAATGATGGCCGTCACAGGATCGTTTGATCTTGTGTTTGAATGGTCAAACGACGGCGTCACATGGACAACAGCCTATGCGCCGGGCCCCACAGACTATGTGGCAGGACGCTGGCATTGGTATGACATCGACGGGCAGCTGCCGGTCAATTTCTATCGCATGCGCGAAACAGGCGGTAACACGCTCAACGTGGTCGAGTTCTATGCGGGAAATAACCCCACCGAAATCCCACTTGCTCGTATGAACCGCGACGATTGGACGAACCTCCCGAACAAGACGTTCCAAGGCAAGCCGCTGCAATACTGGTTTGACCGCCAGCGCGATTATCCCACCATGAACCTGTGGCCAGTCACGGACCCCACAAGCATGTTTGGCCAGATCGTGATCTGGAAGCAGCGCTACATCATGGATGTCGGCACGCTCACAGAAGAGCTGGACATTCCGCAGCGCTGGTATGAAGCCGTTGTCTGGCAATTGGCATGGCGTCTTGCTATGGAAATGCCAGAGTTCGACATGAACTTGCTTGGATTGATCAAAGGCACGGCAGATGAAGCGCTGAAAGTCGCGCAGGACGAAGAGCGCGACAACAGCCCGATCTACTTTGCTCCTAACATAAGCCCGTACACACGATGACGATTTTCCTAGACCCTCGCGGCAAATCTACCTTCGGCATCGGCATTTGCGCTCGATGCTCGCGGAAGATGTCGCTTGAGGATTTGGAATCTGATCCGAACTATCCGGGCTTGTATGTGTGCAAAGAGGACAAGGATCAGTTTGATCCCTATCGTCTTGCCGCTCGGCAGCCCGAACGAATCAATTTGTTTCATCCGCGCCCTGATACAAACATCGCCTTGAATATGCTGGGGACCATTTCTCAGGACGATGATCTCTTTATTATCGGCGAGGAAGGCGACGGATATCTGGTGCCATGACGAATAATCCAAACGTCCCAACCAACCTTATCCCGACGAAAATCACGCAGCTGCCATTGGCGGATGCGCCGACAGCTAACGATTCAACGATCATCGTTCAGAACGGCATCACCAAGCGCGGCACCTTTGGTCAGTTCCTGCAATACATCGGCCCCACCGGCCCGACAGGCCCTATGGGCCCCACAGGTTCTATTGGCCCGCAGGGCGTCACAGGCCCCACAGGCGCACAAGGCATTCAAGGCCCCACTGGCCCTACAGGACCGACAGGCGCAACTGGGCCTACAGGCCCCACAGGCCCGACCGGACCTACAGGTCCAACTGGCGCTGATTCCACCGTGCCCGGCCCGACAGGTCCGACAGGTCCAACTGGTCCTACGGGCCCGACTGGTGCTGATTCTACAGTTCCGGGCCCAACAGGACCAACCGGACCTACGGGAGCAACCGGACCTACTGGTCCAACAGGAGCAACGGGAGATACAGGACCAATAGGTCCTACCGGACCAACCGGTTCTACCGGACCTACGGGTCCTACGGGCGATACCGGACCCACGGGTGCCACTGGTGCAACAGGCCCGACTGGGCCAACGGGTTCCACTGGTCCCACTGGTCCTACAGGACCGACGGGTGCAACGGGACCAACTGGCCCAACAGGATCTACTGGTCCAACTGGACCTACCGGTCCAACAGGAGCAGACGCAACAGCGTTACCAGGGATCTTGATGCTTGGCGGTATGTAGAATAGAAGGATGAAAGTTGCCGTATATTCGATTGCCAAGAACGAAGAAAAGCACGTCCAACGATGGGCAGAATCAGCAGTTGATGCTGATGTACTCCTTATTGCAGATACGGGATCGACGGATCGAACCGTCGAGATCGCGGAGTCTTTGGGCATTATTGTCCATAGGATTAGCGTTGATCCATTCCGTTTTGACGACGCGAGGAACGCGTCGTTAGCACTCCTACCAGCAGACATTGACTACTGCATCGCTCTTGATCTGGATGAAGTCCTAGAGCCAGGATGGCGATGGGAGCTAGAGAAGTGTTACAAGTCAGGAGTCAATAGACCGCACTATCGGTTTATTACCAAAGTGAATCCTGATGGATCAGTAGCGCAAGAGTTTGATGGATTTAGAATCCACGGTCGAAAGAATGTCCGATGGAAGTTTCCCATCCACGAAGTTCCAATGAACTATGGTGTAGAGGAAAAACGCGGTAAGACTAGAATTACCATCAAGCACCTACCTGATGAATCAAAGTCACGCGGTCAGTATCTACCAATGCTAGAAATGGCGGTAGACGAGGAACCGTTTAACCCACGTAACTTGTATTACTACGCTAGAGAGTTATTCTTCCACAAAGAATATCTAGCAGCTAAACGAGTATTTGAAGAGTATTTAAAGTATTCAAGGTTTCCAGGTGAGAAGTCATATGCACTTCGTTACCTAGCAAAGTGTGATCCTAAGAATGCTGAGAAGCATCTTAAAGAATCTATAAAAACTTTATACTGCAGAGAAAATGTGCTTGCTTTAGCAAACCACTACTACATAACTAAAGAGTGGAAGAAGTGTTTAAAGACATCGCTTGAAGCGATAGAGATTAAAGAACGCTTAAATGATTTTATGTCTGAAGAGTGGGCATATGGTGCTATGGCATATGACTTAGTTGCTATCAGTGCGTGGCAGTTAGAGCAATGGGATGATGCTCTGCGCTATGGCCAGATGGCACTAGAGATAGAGCCTAACAATGAAAGATTTATTAATAACGTCAAGTTCTACCAAAACAAAGTGGAGGAAATAGATGCCAACATTCGCGCAGCTAGTGGATGAGGTGAGAAGTAATCTTGCCGGCTATACGCTACGCCAAGACCGTATTACAAACTTGGCTAACACAGGCGGTATTAACACCACTGACCTAGCAATCAAGATTGGTAACTCTGAAAACCTTGCTAAAGGTATTATTGAAATTGACGATGAACTTATTTGGATTAACTCATTTGATAAAGCTAACAACTATCTAAATGCTATTCAGGGCTTTGGTCGTGGCTATGGTGGAACTACACCTGCACCACATTCAGAGAATGCTATGGTTACTATGACTCCTACTTTCCCAAGAGTCAACGTAAAGAAAGCAATTAACGATACCATCAACTCTTTCTATCCTAAGTTGTTTGGTGTTGCATCAACCACATTTACATTTAATGCAGCGCAAGTTGCATACCCATTACCTGCAGAAGCACGAGATGTTTTATACATTTCGTGGCAGACGGTGGGTCCGTCTAAAGAATGGCTACCGGTCAATCGTTGGAGATTTGATCGTATGGCAAACGTAAGCGCATTCAATACTACAAAGACGGTGAACATTTATGAAAAAATTATGCCTGGTCGTACAGTCCAAGTCTACTATTCCATTATCCCAAATGATATGTCTAACAACACTGACGACTTTGCTACTGTTACAGGCTTACCAGAAACGTCAAGAGATGTTGTTGTCTTTGGAGCTTCGTACAGGCTCCTTAGTTACCTTGACACAGGTAGAATTAACCTCAGTTCCGCAGAAGCAGATATAAACGATAACAAGTTACCATCAACTGCTGGTGCTTCTGCATCTAAATATGTCTTTGCATTATTCCAACAGCGTCTCCAAGAAGAATCTACGAAACTTCAGGACCGCTTCCCGATTCGCGTTCACTACAGCAAGTAAGGATAACCTATGACAGTTCGCGTCTATTCGTCCATATCGCAAGATACCACTTTAGCATCAGGTGGAATATCTGCCGTTGCTACATCTATGACAGTGGCAACTGGCACAGGCAACTCACTTATGGGTGGCATCGTATTAACTGCTGGTGACATTTTCACAGTAGCGTTAGATCCAGATACAGTAAACGAAGAGATTGTTTACATCACAGCTCAATCAACAGATACCTTTACAATTACAAGAGCGCAAGCTGGAACATCTGGCGTAGTTCACGCAGCAGGTGCGACAGTGCGCCACGTATTATCAAGTGCTGACTTAACCTACTTCCGTGTAGGTGTAGAGACAGCAGATGCAGCAGTTGCAAAATCAACTCTTACAACTAAGGGCGATACCTTTGCACGTAGTTCTAGCACAGTAGTTCGTGTTCCAGTAGGAACTAATGGTCAGGTTCTAACTGCAGATAGTTCTGCAACACCTGGTGTATCTTGGCAAACACCTGCAGTATCAACACTTAACTTATCCTTTAATGCTCAAACTGGCACAACCTATACGCTTGTATCAGGCGATGTTAATAAGTTAGTTACTTTAAATAACGCTAGTGCTGTAACAGTTACAGTTCCTAATGGAGTATTCGTAGCAGGTAATCAAATTAACTTACAACAAATTGGTGCTGGACAAGTAACTATTCAGGGCGATGGAACTACAGTTCTAACATCTACAGGTGCTACTTCTACTGCACCTAAACTACGTGCTCAGTATTCAGCTTGCACAATCGTTTGCACATCAAGCAATAACTTCACAGTAATTGGAGATCTATCCTAATGGCAACAGTTAAAGTTCTAGGCCAGTCCTATCCAAGCGCAGCTACAGCGACTACGCTATATACTTGTGGTGTAGCAAACGGAACGGTTGTATCTACCGTAAATGTTGCTAATACATCTACCACTGCAGACTCTATTCGTATTGCAGTGCGTCCTGCCGGAGCAGCGTTAGCAAACCAGCACTACGTAGTATATGGAGCAACCTTGCCAGGTAATGGTCAGTACGCTTTTACAGCAGGTATTACTCTAGCAAATACAGATGTCATTACAGTTTATTCCACCAACGGAACCTCTGCGTTTAACGCATACGGACAGGAGCAGTAATGTCACTATCAATCGTTAATGGAACAACCCTTGTTGGATCTGTTGGAGTTAATGCTCAAACAGGAACTACCTACACATTTGTAGCAGCTGATGGTTTAAATACTTTGGTTACTCTAAGCAATGCCTCAGCTATTGCGGTGACTATTCCAACCAATGCAACTACTGCTTTCCCGGTGGGAACCGTTCTTAACTTCGCTCAAACAGGCGCAGGGCAGGTAACTGTATCTGGTGCATCTGGTGTAACAGTTACATCGAATGGTGCAACTGCGGCA